GATCCCGATGACGAGAGACGTCGCAGCGTTAAGGAGCGGCGGAAGGATCGTCTCCACCAGCCCCGGGAGTTTCTCAGAGATGATGGGCGCGATCTGCTCGACCAGCTGACCGATTCCCGATAATGCCTGCTCACCTGCCGGGAGAAGGTTCTCCAGCCCGGTCTCAGCGCTTTCGACCACATTATTGATCAGCTCCCCGATGTCCGCCTCGCTGTCTGTGAACCCTGTGATCAGGTTCGACCAGGCGCCCTTTAACATGCCAAAAGACCCGGCTATTGTCGACCCAGCCTCCCTCGCTGTCGTTCCGGCGATGTTCTGCTTCTGCTGCACTAAATCGATGGCCGTGACGATATCAGAAAAGCTGTCAATACTGAGATCCGCAGCCTGACCGTTCGCCGCCGCGTACTCGTTGGCGTCCTTGATCAGGCGCTCCATCTCGGTCTTCGTGCCGCCGTACCCCAGTTTGAGATTGTCCAGCATGTTGAACTGGCCCTTCGCGAAGCCCTGATATGCATTCTGGACGGACTCGATGTCGCCGCCGAAGGTGTTAAAGTTGTCTGAGATGGATCTCATCGCGACGTCGGTCTGCGCAGCCGCCGCGACCGTATCTCCCCCCAGAGAATTGATGAGGGCCGCTGAGAATGAAGTCGCTGTCTCCATGTACTCGTTGGCGCTCATCCCCGCCGTCTTGTAGGCGTTCTTCGCATTATCAAGGACCATGTTCTGGGCTGTCTCCAGCTTGCTCCACTCGTCCCTGACTTCCTCGACTGGTTTTCCTGCCGCTGCCGCGTATTCCTCCAGGCTCTGGCCCATGTTGCCGTAGAGCTTCTGAATGCCGCCGACCAGCTGCTCATAGTCCGCATACGCCGATATCGACTGCTGCACCATCTTCCCGACAGCAACAGACGCCGCACCGACGGCAGCGGTCGCCGCACCGAATGCAGCAGCCCCCACCTTCCCGGCAGCGCCCAGCCCGGCTTTCAGCCTGTCGCCGAAAGACTTGGTCTTCTTCTCGCTGTTGTCCAGCTTTTTCTCATATTCATCATCATCAAGAGTGATCTTGGCGACTAAGTCGAATACGTTCATTCTTTAACCTTTAATCCGGCACGTTTGATAATATCCGCCGCTATCTCGTCCCCGCTCCGGGTGTCAACCTCCACCCACTTGGCCAGCTCCGCGTACCTCTCGGTCATCACCTGCCCCGTCTCCACCATCGCCCCGGTATTATGAGCAATCGCCATCAGGACATCTGTCAGATAGGCCTTGTAGAGCTTCTCCTCTTCCTCCTTTTGAAAAACGGATACGCAATGATCTATCACGTATCCGCTCCCAAAAAGTTCGAGGAGATCGAGACGTATAGTCTTTACAGCGTCGAAGTATCGAGACTCCCCAATCGTGCCAATGATGTAAAAAAACTGATTACCTTCTGATTGTTGATCAGCTCGGTGAATGCTTCGAGATAGTCCTCGACGGGATAGTCATCCACGTTCTCCGGAGTCACGAAGCACAGCAGAGCCAGAAGCTCCAGTGTTTCATCCGGGTGATCATCGAGGACCGCCGAGAGGATGTCCATCGCGTTCTTGCGCATCTGTTCATTCCTCTTCTTGCGGTTCTCAGCCGCCGCCTCGGCTTTTGCCTCATCGCTCATGTCGTCCGTGATCGGTGTCAGATGCGGCAGCCGTTTCCGAATCTCCATGATGTCCGTCACCGTCAGCCAGTTGGCGACCGACTTCCTGATCAGGCTCGTCTGCCTCAGGAACTCTGACGGCTTGCAGTTGGCGATGTTCTTCATTCTTCTCCCCTCCGTTGTTCAGTTTTACGTTGTCCCGGCTTTCACATAGATCTCAAACGGTACAGTGTCCTGCGCCTCGATCGAGTAGTGACCGTGGAACTCAAAGGACATCGTGCCTTTTCCGTCCTTGGAGCTCTGAATCTGGAAGCCTGTCGTGTTCAGGGCGTTCATCAGCCTGATCGCAATAAAGCCGGCGTTGTCGCCCGTGTTTTTGTCGGAGTAGTCACCGATCCACCAGACCTCGTCAAAGTCCGTGTCGAGCAGCTGCTGTCTCGGGACGACCTTCGTCGAATCCCCTGACGCGATATCAGCCGCACCGACCAGCAATTTTGCGACCGCTGCCGTCACCGTCAGGAATGTCCCGCTCATCGCCGGGTCGAAAGCCTGCAGATGCTTCAGCTCCTTCATGTTGTTAGGGACATTGTCGATGTCTTCGCCGAAGTCCGTGAAGGACGGATTCGAGGCGAAGCTGATCCCGCCGGACGTCGCGCCCAGAATATTCCCGATCACCCCGGTTGCCGGAGTGAAGGTGTCAACGAGGATCCCGGCGTTCAGCTGCAGCTTTTCAAAAGTGTCAGCCGGTACCTGTGTAAATTTAAGACCTGCCATTTTTAACTCCTTTAATTTGAGCCGAGGAACTCGGCATTGATGTTGATGTAGATCCTCCTGACTCCGTCGTCGTTCGGATCCGCGATCCGCTGTGCGAAGGACGTCCCCCTGGTTATGAAGAGCGACCCGCCGTCATAGGGAAGGTTGACGCCTCCTCCGATGTAGTCGGCTATCGCCTGCGCCTTTTTGGTGATGGCCTCCCATGACTTGGATCTGTACCACAGCGACCCCGTGAGCCGAAGCTGGTTGTCAAGAGAGTCGGTGATCGTCTCGTAGGTAATGTACGGAAGCACAGCCTCGTCCGGGACCGTCTGCTCGTCATAGCAAGCAAGACCGAAGGACGACCAGAAGCCGTTCAAAGCCTGCGCCTTATCCATTCCACTCCTCCGCTGTCACCTGTCTCATGTCCAGTCCCGCGCTCATCGGGGTGAACTTATCGTCCCCGTCAGACGTTACCCGGAACAGTTTCCCGTCCCTGATTCGCCGGAAGATGTCGTGATACTCAAGCACCATGCTCCTGGATGTGGTCACCGTGTAGCGCGATGTCACCCCCTGAGCCTCAGCCACGCGCGCCTCCACCGATGTGTCGAAGACGATGGCCGCCTGAAACTCAGCCCCGTCCACATAGGTGGCTATATAACCCCCGTATCCGTCGGCCGTTGTCTGCTTGTTCAACAGCACACAGGCCTCCATAGCCTCGCTCAGTAACGACATCTCGGTTTCCTCCATCCGTTCAGTCGTGATGTGAACCCGCTGACCTGGGTCCAGTCGCCGCCGGCCACCTTGCCGTCAGCCGTTGTCCCCTTCGTGTAGGAGTACCCTCCGAAAGACTCAGAGGCGAACGGTCCCAGCGCCGCGCTGTCCGCGCCCAGGTACTTCTCCTTCCAAGCATCAATCTCCTCAGAGATGGCGATGACCTCCGGCGGGATCTTCAGCGCCCACACGGCCCCATGGAACACCTCGTCCTTAAGGGCCGTGGCCGGGTACTGGTAGACCCCGTCATTGAAGACGGAGCCAACTATGCGAAAATACTGTCCGCCCTGCAGATCCACATCAAGGATTGACCCGTCCTCAATCGTGAACGTCCCGAAGGTGCGCCCGTCATCGAACCAGTTATTCAGATACCTGCAGACCTCAGACAGCATTTTCTTTTACTCCTTTACGATCCAGAGGAAGCGGTCGAGATAGTGCCTTTGATGACGCCGGCAGCGTATTCGACCAGGAACTGGACACCGTCCATGACGAGAGACTCGATCTGGGCTCTCTCCTCGTTCTGGTAGCCGGACTTGATGCCGATGTAGCCGAGCTCGTCAGCCGTCAGCTGGAAGGCGTTCGCGATGTCGCCGTTCATCGTCAGGTAGTACATGATGATGTTCTCTTTCGCCGTGGCGACGAAGGTGCCCTTCGTGACGCCGGAAGTCAGGATGACCGTGCCGAGGCCAAGGAAGTTCTCGATGTAATTCAGGCCGAAAGCGGTCTGAAGGGTGATCTGAGCTGTCCCCAGGTACTCAGCCACATCCAGCGGGTTGACGAAGTAGACAGCCTCAGCGGCGTCATCTTCGAACTTGACCTGCAGCTGTCCCCAAGCCGCAGCGAGAGCCGCCTGAAGGCCCACACCGCTGACCGTAGTCGAGCCGGTGATCGTTCCGTTGAGGAACGTGAAGAAGTCTGTCCTGATGGCGCTCTGCACGTCGCTCAGGAGTTTCGCGTCGGTCGCTCTGACTGCTTCGTCGTAGCCGGACTTTTTGATGGCCTCGGCAGAGGCGGCCTTGCGCCACTTCTTAAGAGTGATCTCGCCGACGGCGGTCTTCGCTCTGGCGTACTGGGAAAGCGGAATGATCTCGCCTTCGTTGACAGCACCGTTCTGAAGAGTCCCGGTCGTGGTGTAGACGTACATCGTGGTCCCTTCCATCATCGGGATCTTCCGGGTGACGCCAAGGACTTCGATGAGTTTCGCCAGGTTGTTGTGCGTGAACTGATAGACCAGATCCACCTCACGGGCCTTCGCCATGTTGGCGGCCTTAATTAAGTTGGTTTCGGCAGTGGTTACAACGTTTGCCATTTTTTAGTCTCCTTTAGAATCCAAATAATTCGTGGTTTTCTGCAATCGCTTTCTGCCTCTCTCCGGCATCCGCGATTTTCATGATCTCCTCCTTCGAGCCGTAGGCTTTGCCGCTGCCATCAGGCGGAGTGTGTGTATCGGCACCCTGCGCCGACTTGGTGACGATCAGCTCCGGCCACTCTGTCTTGACATCTTTGATGTGCTGTTTGGCCTCCTTGATCTTCCCGTCGTCGTCCAGCTCCACGGATTCCCAGTCTGTGTATTTCAGCACCTTCTGCATGTGGTTCTCACCGATCCCGGCATCCTTCAGGATCTCCCGATAGGCTGTCTCCTTTTTGGATCTCAGCTCCTTCGCGGTGACGTCGGACTTGTAGTCCTCAAACTCCTTTTTGAGATCCTTGTACTTGGCTTCATAGCCGTCGCCGTTGTTCTCCTTCAGCTCATCCAGTTCCTTCTGGACGGCAGGAAGTTTCTCGGCATCTGCTTTGTACTGGTCCCTCTGTTCCTTGAGGGCGTTGATGGATTCCGTGTGCGCGTCGATGATCTCATCGACCTTGTCCGCGTCACTGCCCA